CTGACCTCATCGAGATCCTGGCCCACCGTGGCGCCGGTCGTCAGCTCGAAGCCGATGACATCACCATCCGCGAGGGACGTGGTGCCGCCGGACTTGAAGCGAACGAGGCCCATCTGCTCGTCGATCTCGTAGTCGTCCGCAGCCAGGACGGCGGGGGTGCCCGCAGGATCCTGCTCGAACGAGTACACCGCACCGGCAGCGCCAAGGTCGTAGACGCGAGCGCCCGTGTCGTCCTTGATCTGATACCAGTTGCCGACCTTGAGGACGGCAGCGATGATCGCGGTGTCGTGGCCGACGAACGCGGTGTCGTGAGGGTTGGTGTACGACCCGGTTTCACCCGAGAAGTAGTCGGCGAGGTTGCCGAAGTTCATCTCGTCGAGGATGAACGTGACACCGACTTCCTGCGACACGGTGCAGCGCTTGTCCGTAAACTTGAGCTGCGAGCGGCTGGATTGGTGTCGAACGTCCTCGGCGGACACGGTGATGCTGAACTCGGGCGCGTTGCCGAGATCGCGGAAGCCGTCTGCGTCGGGCAGACCGGCTGCGGTGAGAGAAGCGAGGCGGACGATGCCACGCCCGAGAACATAGTCCCGGGTGTTGGGAGCGCCGCTGGTGTTGATTCCGGGCATGGGTTTCTCCTAAGAGGTTTGGGTAGGTAGTAGCTACTACTGTTGGCACAGCTCTGCGACGAAACGATACGTCACTTCGGTGCCGTTCGACGCCCCACCTCGCGGCGGGTGCTCGTAAGAAGACTCCTCCAGAAGCAGGAGGACTTGTTGGTCCCTGCCGTCAGCGGTGTCTTGTGCGATTGTCATGGGCGACCGCATCAGCGCGGTCTCGAAGGCTTCGAGCACCACCTCGGTGTCGAAACGGATGATGAGGAGCCAGGCCCAGCCTTGGCGCTCCTGTCTGAACTCGCGCCCGTACTCGGTGTCCACACCGAAGGCGCCTCTGATCTCGTTGGCTTCCGCCGACTTGACGGCCTGCGCCGTGCCTTCGGACAGGATGCTCGGGCGAGCCACGGAGTAGACCGCTTCCGGGAACGCGCCTGCGTAGGCGCGAGCTTCAAGCGTCGCTTGGATTGCGGTCTTGTATCCCATGATGGTCTAGTCTTCCGAGGGCGGGTTGATGCCGGACGAGCCTCGAAGGCTCATGCCGATGCGCGGAGTGTTGGTCGGGAAGCTGGTCTGACAGTCCGGCGTGCCGTCGATGATCTGCACTTCGTCGCAGTCCACGGTGTTCGGATCGGCAAGGTCCACGAGCGCGGCTACGATCTCTTGCTCGCAGCGTCGCAGCTCATCGTCGAACTCGCCAGCACCGCGCTCGCGCGTCGGGGCCTCTTCGTTCCAGCGGGCATTCACGTCGCCACTGGCGTCCATGAACGTGTTCGGAAGGTCGCGGAGGAGCTGGCACTTGACCATCTTCACCTCGACCGTTGTTGCGAGGGCGCGGATCACCTCGTCCTCTGTGGTGGGCGTCGCCGTGTAGGGCAGCGCCACGAGTGCGTTGGTCCGGGCCACACCCAGGTCGCGGTAGAACCGTAGCCTTGCGCGCAAGATCGCCTCGTCGATGATCGCCTCCGTGTCCAGGGCGGACGCGGGCACGGCGGAAAGACGGAGAGCGGACTTGAGCGTGGGCTCGTCTGCTACGAACAAGGGTGCGGCCATGGGGATCTACTCCTCGGACTGGGGCGCTTGAGCGCGTTGCTTGGCGGCTTCGAGCCCGGCTTGGGCCTCAGCGGAAAGGTCACGGTTGCCCGTGCGCACGGCGTTGCCGCCGTTGACTTCCTGCTCCAGATTGTGCAGGGCCAGCGCCTCGGGGCGCGACTTGTCGGAGACGGGCGCGACGGTCTGCCGCATGGCGGGATCCCAGCCGGACGTGAGCAGCACGATGGCGGCTTGCTCGTCGGCGAGCTGGTCGGTGTCGTACTCCTCGTCGATCTCCAGGATCATGATGACGAGATCCTCCATGGTCTTACCAACCAGGGTGGACGGGTCCACGCGGAACGGGTTGCTGTTGTGCAGCTCGATCTGCTTTTCGGCCTGCTCGATCGAGACTTCGGCGACTTCGATGCGGCCTTCGTTCAGCCACGAGCGGATGTCCGCGTCGGGGAACATGCCGGGCGGCACGAGTTCCCCCTGCACGATCATGTCGCGTCGGGTCATGATGAAGCCGGTGCCTTTGGTGCCTCTGGGAAGTCGGATCGAGCCTCTGATGACTCGGTAGGTTTTCTGGTCGCTCACGGTTTGCCTCCTTGGCGTTCGGCTTTAGAGCCGAATGTGGATGATGTTCGGTCTGAGAGGTGAATCCGGGGCGGGCCGACCGAGCAGCCCGCCCCCGATGTGTCGTCCGTTAGGACTAGGCGAGAACCTGGACCGAGACGGTCGCGTCGGGACGACGCATGACCGGCATCGGGTTGGACTCGACCAGGAGCATGCGAGCGCTCGGGTCTTCCTGTTCCCACGACTTCGAGAAGCGCTTGGACTGGAGGACGCGGCCTGCGCCGATCGCCTTCATGTCCTCGATCGCACCGTAGTAGGTGACGAACTGCGCAGCCGGGGTGCGGGCGACGAACTCGGCGTACTTCGGACGGATCAGATCCGTCGCGACGCCGTTCACGTCCACCTGGCGACCGTAGCGCCACACGCGGATGCCGTGGACGTAGGTGCCCAGGAACAGCGCGCCGCTTTCGGCGATCTGCTGGGTCAGGTCCACGGTCCCGGTGCTCATGCGCCGGATGTCGAGCAGGCTCGACAGTTCGCCGGGGGCGTCCGCCAGGAAGGCGTCAGCCGCGTCGGCACCGAGGATCACGTCCGTGACGTTCAGGCTCACCGCGTCGTTGACCAGTTGGGCAGCGTCGAGGAAGTCCTTGCGGAAGGAAGCCGTGGTTTCGTTCCAACGGTCGCCAGCGCCGAGGGCGTAGTCGTGCGCAGCATCACGAGGGAACGTGATGGTGAACGCGGCTTGGTCCGCCACGGAGTAGCTGACCGCGCCCTGGAGGGCCATGGCGCAGAGATACTCCTCGGAGTTGGTGATGTCGTCGGCGAGCATGGCGAGTTCGCTCGCCATGTACTCGCGCATCGCGCGTTGGATGCCACCGGCACCCGGGAAGATGACGGAACCGGGACGGCGCTTCTCCAGAAGCTCGCTCGGGGTCATGGGACGCTTCACACGAATGTGAGGCGGGGTGATGACGCGGAAGGACTCGTTGCGGCCCTCGGTCATGATGGCGGCACCGTTGCGCTCCACGAAGGGAGCGATCTGGCGACCACGGTTCAGGAAGCTCAGTTCGATGTTCCTCGTCGGGACGGTGATGTCCCGAGAGAAAAGCATGTTCTTGAGGAAGGCGTTCGGCGCCTTCATTTCGTTCACGGCGGGAGTCAGCGTGCTCCAGCTCAGAACGTCGGCAGAGTTCGGCATTGGAATCTCCTAAGAGGTGTTGGTGAGCAGAAGCTCGGACTAGGCCACGCCGCTGTCGCCTTGGACAACGAGACCGGCGGAACGGGTGAGGGCGGTCTTGAGGGCCGCGACCATCGTGGCGAGCGTTTGGCTGGCGGGCAGCGCAACGTCGTCGATGTGGACGAGACCGATCTTGAAGACCTGGATGTGGGTCTCGCTCGCGAGCAGACCTTGGTGCGGAGCGCTGGGGCTCCAGAGCAGACCGTCCACCTTCGTGGTGTCGGCGTCGGCCCAGGGAAGCCACTCGCCGCCAGAAGCGGTGAGAGCGGTCAGGTGCGCCAGCTCTGCGTCAGCAGCCAGAGTGCCGAGGGTGCCGACAGCGATGCCGTTCTCCTCGGGGTACGCGCGGAGGTTCGGGGTCTGCGAAACAGAGCTGCCGAACAGTTCTTCGGGAAGAAGTGCCATTGGAGTATTCTCCTAGTAGGTAGGTTGAAGTTGGTGAGTTCGGCGGCTGTCTAGCCGATGATGCGCATGCCACCAGCATCCTGGGTGTTGCCCAGGTGCTCGTTCATGAGCTTGGCGATTTCGAGACCCTCGGCCTCGGCGGACTTGGCGAGTTCGTCCACCTCGTCCACGGCGACCTTGCGGGTCGGGACGTTCGTACCCTTGCGGGCCTTGAACAGCTTGACTTGGAGGTCGCGGACCTCCTTGTTGTCGTCGGCCTTGGCTTCGATGCCAGCCTCGTTGAGATCCTCGACGGACGGGCCGCCTTCGGTCATGGACTTGCGCATCTCTGCGATGTCGTCCGCGCTCATGTCGCCACTGGCGATCGCCTTCCGCAGCTCGAAGCCGCGCAGCGCGGTCTCGTAGTCGGTGAGGGCTTGGGGATCATTCACATCCCCGGTGAAGGTCGGCTTGGCTTCGGCCTCCACGACGTTCTCGTCGTTGGCCTCCGCGTCACCTTCCGGCTTGGTGTTCTGTCCCGCCAGGACGCCTTCCACGACGCTCTTGGCGAGATCCGCCATCTGCGTGCGCTGGGCATCCAGAATGGCCTGGAGTTCTTCTTTGGTCATCTGACTCTCCTGAATGCCACCCATCCGGGCGGCGACTCTCTGTGAAGCTGCCACAAGGTCCACATGCTCGACGGCAGCAGGGCCGAACAGGGATACTCCGTCCCAGTCACCATCGCGGTATGCCGCGCGGAGATCCGGGTCGTTGATCTGAATGCGTGCGGCGGCACCGCCGGTCACGTCTTGGACGTTGCCCTCGTAGTCCTTCCACTCCGCGAAGCGCGGGTCGTCCGGCTGGATCGAGAACACCTCGGTGATCGAGACCGCATCGCGGTCAAGCACCACGCCGTCGTGCTCGATGTCCATGGCGCCACCGTTGGCGATGAGCGAGGACATGATGGAGTCGATCGCCTCCTTGGTGTCGGAGAAGTCGCCGTCCGCGTCGGCGAGGCCCTTGGGCCACACGACCGAGAGCAGCTCGCCCTTCTCGATGTCGCCCTTGGTGAGCGTGGCGTACTCGGCGGTGCCGTCGCTCTTGTAGAGGGTTTGCAGGCCGTTCTTGCCTCGCTTGCAGAGGGCGAGGCGCTTCACCTCAGCTCGTTTGATTCTACGCATGGTGTCTCCTAGACGGCGAGCTGGCCGCGACCTCGGGGAGAGGTAGCAGCCTGCGTCAAGCCTGCGAGGCTGGGTTGTAGGTGGGTCTTGTGAAACAAATCCGGGATTTCACTTGCGGCAGCTCGGATAGCGTGCTACCTTCTGTACGTCTGCCATGTTGACAGTCGCCTGCCAATCTGACAGTACAAACACCCTAGCACGGGGAAGGCCCCGTGTCAAGGAGAAATCGCGATTTTATTCCAGCAAGGCTAGGTCTATCCCCAAGACGTTGGGGCCGACTCCTTGCGCCGACCCTGACGAGGGACCAATGACTGACCAGAACCCGCCCGCAGAGATGAAGCTGATCTCTTCCTGGGCACCAACCGTAGACATCCATGGTGAGGGCTCGACCCTGTTCACCATGCTCAAGAAGGCCGCCAAGCTGGCGACCGAAGACGCCGAACGTGGAGACACGAACGCTGGCGTCGCCGTGGGCAAGAAGTCCCACCTGATCGACAAGCTCACGGCGCGCGACCTGCGCGACTTCAACGCCACGCACGCCATCTGCATCGACGCCAAGGTGTCGAGCACGGTGGGGCTCGGCCACCGGGAGCAGGACATCCACGACACGCTCGACCCTCTCACGAGATTCTCGTGGCAGGACACGCTCGACGCGCTGGCCGAAGACTACTTCGAGACCGGCGAGGCGTACCTCGAAGTGGTGTGGGACGGACCCGAGCGCGGAGAGGTCACTGGCCTGCACCACGTCGAGTCGGCACAGATCCACGTCGAGGTCGAGGAGGAAGACTCCGCGAACCTGTTCCACTACATCGTCGAGGGTGAGACCGGCGGCGCCGACACGCTCGTCATGGCGAAGTGGGGAGACCTTGCGGACCTGATGGAACGCTTCGGTCAGACGCCCGTTGACGAAGACGGCGAGCTGGGCGGCATCGACAACAGCCCGGCCAACGACTCGATCCTCGCAAGCGACCGCAGCACGGCGAGCGCGCTCGGCGGCAGCATCGCGAACAGCGAGATCATCCACTTCCGTCAGTCCACGAACCGCTCGCGGTTCTACGGCTACCCGGACTACATGGCTGCCGTGCCCAGCATCGAGCTGGTCCAGTGCATGACGCAACACGAGTTCGACTTCTACTTCAACCGGGGCGTTCCCGAGTTCCTGATGTTCCTGCTCGGCAAGAACATCGGCGGTTGCTGGTCGAAGGTCGAGACGATGCTCAAGTCCAACCAGGGCATCGGCAACTCGCACATGGCGCAAGCCGTCCACATCCCCGGCGACCCGAACGAGACGCAAGTGCAGATCGAGAAGCTCGCCATGGAGGACGCTGGCAACAGCGGCTTCTCCGAGAAGTCCGGCACGCTCGACATGCGCATCGCCACCGCTCACGGCATGCCGCCGCAGCTCGCGAACATCGCGCTGCCCGGCAAGATGGGCGCAGCGAACGAAGGTCCGAACGCCATGCTCACCTTCCAGATGAGGAAGCTCGGGCAGGCGCAGAAGAACTTCTCGCGCGTGTTCTCCTGCACCCTTGGTGCGAAGGACGTGAAGTTCGCGCAGCCCGAGGGCGCGTCGAAGTCGCTCGCCAAGGACTTGTGGACGGCCAAGAACGCGAAGCCCATGGACGACAACGGCGTGCCGCAGTTCATCCAGCCGGGCAACGGGTTCGCAACCATCCTCGACGGCATGACGCTTGGTGCTCAGAACACCATGGCGTCGATGCAAGATCCGATGGGCGCGACCGATCGTAACCCGGAGGACGGCCTGCTCGGTGGTGCTCGTGACCGCCAGCCCGGCGACAGGAACCAGACCCGCCCGGCAGCAGGACAGCGCCCTAGCGCACCGAGGCCGTAGTGCTTGACCCGCAGAGAGTCATCCGCCGGGTGCTCGAAGAGATCGGCGAGCGCGAGCTACGGCTCGTGCGGAAGTCGATCGGCTCGAAGACTCTGCGCGCTGCCATCCGACTCATCATCGACGAGTCGGAGCAGCGTGCGGATCTCTTCATCCCGCACTACTGGGCGGTCTGGTATCACGACGGGCGCGGGTCCGTCTCACCAGTCACCGCACGCAAGCTGGTGTTCTTCGACGACCCGAACGATGACCCTCGAATCAAGAACGGTCGCCCGGTGCGTGAGTCTGACGTGCGGCGACTCACCAAGGAGCAGTACCGCGAGGGGTTGCGCCGGAACCAGGAGCGTGCGGGGCGTGGCGGGCGTCCCTTCATGTACGTCGTGGACTCCGTTGGCCCGAGCCGCCCCCGTCCGTTCTTCGACCGGCTCGAAATGGGCGCGGCTCGGCGCGCGGACGACGTGGTGCTCCGCGCGTTCGAGAAGGAGCTGCTCCAGGCGATCGACTCTGACCCGGACACGCGCAGCGAGTCGGGCGTGATCGACTTAGGCTTCGGGCTTTAGCCAGAAGTCCTCGGGCACGCGGTCGAGGCACACGCCCTTCTCAGGCGACTTGCAGTTCATCGTCTGGTTCGCCTTGGTCCAGCGGCACACGCCGATGTCCAGGACGATAGAGCTGGTGCGCAGCTTGATGACCAGTCCGTGCGTGGGCGGGCTCCCGTAGAAGTAGCGGTCGCCCACCTCGATCGCGTTGCCGAAGTGGTCGCGGATGGTCCGGTCACGCTTCTTCATCGGCGCACCCTCCCTGACTCGGGCAGCCTCCGCACCCGCCACCACGGAGCATCTTCTGGTGCGCGACGTACTGCCGGTACTGCATCACGATCGCCTCCTCACCCTCTTGCAGCACGAAGACGTGCGTGGGCTCCGGGCGGATCGGCCTGCGAAGCGCTAGGAAGCCCCACACGCCCGCGACGACGCTGGACAGTCCAGCCGCCCACCACATGCCCATCGAGGCCCACACGGCTGCGTTGACGACGAGCAGGGACGCGGTAGGCACGCTCGACGTGCGCGGCACCTCGGTCTTCCTGTCCATGCACGAAGGGATCAGAACTGCGCCAAAGAACGCGCCCGAGAGCGCAAAGTAGATGTCCTGCCAAATGAAATTCATCCTGATTTCCGGTGCTTTCCAATATAGATGTCTCGTGCGCAGGTGTGTGACATGCCAAGCTCCCTGCCTATCCGCTGAAAGCTCCAGTTTTGATCTCTTAGCTTGAATACCTGAGCTACGGTGTCAGAACTGACCCTTCTAGGAGCCCCGCCAGAGTAACCTCTGCCTCGGTCCATCATGTCCTGTACGTTGTCTGCCTGAGTTCCTAAGAGCAGATGTTCCGGGTTCATACAGGGAGGGTTGTCACAACTGTGACGAACCACCAGCCCCTCGATCTGGTTCAAGTGCATGTCATGATGTTCGACGAAGGCAAGCCGGTGTGTAAGCACTGAGCGGGCTATCCCGTCGATCATCCTCCGAGTTCGTCCGTACCCGCCAGGTAAACAGTATCCGGGCCAAAGAATGCAGTCGCTCACGCAGGGCTTCCGGGTTTGATGTTGAGGCCCGCCTTCTCGGGGACCATGAGTGTGAGATACCCCTTGACCGCCATCGGGCGTAGGTACTTTGCTGCGTCAGTCCAGACGCGGGTGCCGATCAGTCGTCCGCTGGGCTGCTCGTGCAATCGTAGCACGATGTCATCCCCTTCGCGAGTTACTTGCTGGCTGACCTTCATACTTCGAGCATGGCCGCTCGCGCGTCCAGCTCCTCCTCGGTGATCTCCCACGAGTACCCGCCGAAGTAGGCCATCGTCTCGCCGATCTTGACCTGCTCGTGCTGGACATGGCGGGCGCGCGGGAACAGGCGGACGATGTTGAACGTCGTCATGTGCCCGTAGCTCTCGGTCGGGCCGGGCAGGTAGCCCGCGCCCACGGCGGGCGGGTAGGCCATCGTGCCGGTTTGCGACCACTCGCAGACGCCCGTGGCGAGGTTGCCGCCCGTGGTCATCTCCGGGTTGTGCATGTGCCCGTTGTTCCCGTTGGTGCCGAAGCGCGCCAGGTGCTTGGCCGCCGAGCCCTTGCCGGTCAGGAAGCCATGGACCGTGGTGTAGAACGGACGACCGTAGGCGTCGGGCAGCGTCTCCCAGTTCTGCGCGATGTCGTTCTTGCGCATCATCGCGTTCGGGTTGAGGAACGTCGAGCGCGCGACGAGGCCGACCTCGTGCTCGTCGAGGCCCATCAGCTCGTTGTACTTGAGCGAGTCCATCGAGATGAACATGGGTGCCGAGTCCGCGAGGGCAGTCACCATGCGGATGTCATGGTTGCCCATGATGAGCTTGATGTCCGCGTCGGGCAGGATGCGCCGCGTCTCGCCGAAGAGTCGATCCTTGGCGAAGTTGCACTCCTCCTGTAGCGTCATGGCGAACGCGCCCGGGAGCTGCCGGTGCCGCGAGAGCGAGGGGAAGTCCACCACGTCGCCGTTGTAGCGCACGCCGTCCGGCACGACCATCTCCATCACGTCGAACCACACGCGCAGCGCGAACGGGTCGCAGAACTTCGAGTGGAAGTCGGAGCCGATCATCAGCACCACTTCGTCGCTCGTCATGTCGAGGTTCGAGTAGGCGTCGTCCCACGGCTTGACGTTGGAGTCGGCGTACTCCATGATCTGCTGCGCTCGCAGAGTCTTGGAGATGTTGCGCTCGACCTGCGCGGAGCCGAGGGATTCCTTGATCCCGGCCTGCCGTTGGAACTCGGCCCAGGTGCCCATGAGGTAGCGCACCAAGACGGGTGAGTAGTAGCCCAGCTCGCGGTAGCGGTCGCGTGACGCGCTCGGGCCGAGCATCGCGGGGATCGAGTAGATCCGGCGCAAGTCTTCGCAGAGGAGCGCGCGGACGCGCTTGGCGAGCTTCGGGTCCTTCTTGACCTTGGAGATGAGGTGGACGTTGCCCTCGCGGGTAGTCATCGCCTTGCTCATCATCTCGTCGAGCTGGGCTTGTTTGATCTCAGCCTTCGAGGGCTGCTTGGGCTTCTTCTTGTTGTTCGTCATGCGGATTCATAACCCCACTTGGCTAGCAAGAGCGCGTCACCGACGTGCTTCCACTGACCGCGTGAGATGTGTTTGAAAGAGGTGGGCGGGTTGATGGGGCGCGCGTACTTGTTTGTACCCGTGCCAATGATAGTGTACCCCCAGTCCAGCTCGCGGTAAAGGCGTGCCTGCATCGCATGTTTCGCGACGCTGCCTTTCCAACGCTCCGGGTCGGGGAACTCGAACGAGGTCAGGAGACGGGAGTGGTACTGCATGCGCAGCATGCCGAGACACTGGGCTGCCACTTGGGCTAGCCGCACGATGTCATCCGGTCGCTTGTGCTGCGCCTTACCACGTCGCCGGAGGGACTGACCCTCCATCACCACTACGCGCGGCTCGGGATGTTTCTCCGCGAGCTGCTGTAGCCGGGTCCTGAACTCTCGCACCATTCGGTCAACTGCCTCCTCTCGCTCCAGTCCCGTCTCGCGCTTGAGGTGGACGACGTAGCCCGTGACTGGGCCGTCCTCGTTCCACACTCCGATCGAGAGGTCGTGAAGGTCAGGGTCGATTCCGATGGTGTACTCGTTCATGGTCAAGTTCAGTTGAGCTGGGAGCCTGTTTCGCGTGGGGGCTCGGTGTTGCCTTTATGGGCCGATGTTCCCCGCTTGCGATGATGTGCCTCCAGGTTCAGGAGCATAGTACCCCTGTGTCGGGTCCTCGTCAAGAGGATTCCCTAGAATCTCTCCTCTTCGGTGATGCCGAACTCGTTGATCTTGCGGTACATGGTGCTGGCGCCCATGCCCAGCAGCTCGGCTGCCGTTTCGGCATGCCCACCACTGTCCCGCAAGGCGCGGACCAGGACGGCCCGCTCTGCCTGCTCGATGGATTCGGGTCCGAGGTCCGGGATGCGTAGGATGATACTCATGCCTGCTCCTGGTCGGGAACGAGCGCTTCGTCGGCGGCCTCCAGGGCCTCCTCCTCGGTCATCTCCATCAGCGACGGGTCGCCGGGGAACACGGTGGTGAACGCCTCGCGGATTTCGCCGTTGACGTACTCGGTCGAGTCTGCCATCTGCTCCATGCGGTCAGCGACCCGGGTGACGCGGATCACACGTTGCCCGTAGCCGTCGTCTCTGAGCGCCTGGACGACGGCAAGCGTCAGGTCCAGGTCGAGACGCCTCGGACCCTGCTGCGCCCAGATGAGGCCCTCTGGAGCGGCGTCAGCGGGAAGCTGCACCTCCACCTCGTAGCCGAGCGTCTGCCCGGCGTAGATCGAGACCGGCACGTTGCGCGTGTGCGCGATCTGCTCCTCGGTGAAGTTCGGAACCGGGTTCGGGTAGCGGCGTTGCAGCTCGGCCATCCGCTCGCTGCCTTCGGCCATGAAGGGGGCTTGCGTGCTGGGCGGGCGGTCATCGTTCGCGACCTTGCCCTGGATCATCGCATCGCGGAACACCGTCAGGCTCGCGATGGCCTTGGTGATGTGCGACAGCCCGGAGTCGGGGTCGATGTTCTCACCTTCCATGAAGGAGTCGAGGTGCCGCCGGGTCGCGTCGATGTAGACGCTCGTGCGGACACCGGCCACGCGCCAGTTGTAGCCGCCGTACTTGCGTGCCCCTTCGGTGAGCGCCGCGCCCAGCTCGTAGAGCACGGGGACGGGAACGCACGAGTAGCTCGGCTTGAGCGAGCCCACGCCGTCCTTCGGGTTGGTGTCCTTGCGCCCGCCGTCGAGCACCTCGGCCACCGCTTCCTTGTTCGCCGTCAGGAAGTCCATGACGGGGCCGTTGCCCTCGGTCTCGAACTGCCTGCCGTCGCCGGTCAGAGCGATGGCGTCCATCTCCTCCTCTTGGCGCACGAACTCGGAGATGCCTCCGCTGTTCGGCTGGTCGAACGGGTCGATGCGCCCCTCATCTTGTTGGTCATTCATTCGGTCGGTCTCCACACTTGAAGTTCTTGGGTTTCAGGGTCGCGCACCGGGTCGGCTGCCTTCGTCCAAACGGCAGTCAGCAGGGCTTCGTCGGTTCGCATTTTGATCGAGGTCAGCACCATCTCTGCGCCTTCGCACATGAGCCTGGCGACTTCCTCACACTGGGCAGCCCACAGTGAGCTGTCCTTGGTCGTCTCGCCGATGAGCTGGTCATGGACGAAGGCGATCGGTCGGCACCCGTAGAGGATGCTGTTCTGTGTCGGGTCGTAGCACGCGCGGCTCACGAGGATGGCGCCCATCATCGCGGCCTCGGCGCCGGGGCTCTGCATGCAGCAGCCGTTGGCGGCAGCGCAGAAGCTCGCACCGCGCCGGATCAAACCCATCGGCGTGGTGTAGGTGTAGTTGCTGCCCTCGCCCGAGCCGTTGTACTGGTCGGTCTGCCCGTTGATCCAGTCGAAGAACTGAGGCATCTCCGGGTACGTCGCGCGCCAGAACTCGCGGTAGTCGTACGCCTCTTCCTCGGTCATCACGACCTTGTACGTCTTGCGCGCGAAGTCCACCATGGTGGCCGGGCCGAGGCCGCCGGGGAACCCAAGGCCGACCGGCTTCGCGAACGAGCGGAAGTGCTTGAAGAACTTGCGCACCTCTTCGTCGTCGTGAGTCTTGAGCGCCTTGAAGGCGAGGTACACGCCCATCGGATCGGAGCTGATTCCCTCGTCGCGCACGATGCTCTGGAAGTCAGGCAGGAGCGCGTGCTGGCTCTCGTTGGAGTGCAGCGCGAGCTGCGCACCAAGGTAGCCGTGCAAGTCCACGCCAGCGTTGTAGAGATCGCGGTGGACCGACTGCCCGAACAGCTCGCCCGTGACGTGGCCGACGCACGCTAGCTCCAGGCCGGTGAAGTCCACGTCGAAGAACACCGTGCCCGCACGGGGACGGAAGCAGCGGCGCGGATCGAGGCCCTGGATGAAGTTCGGGATCTGCTGGATGTTGACCGAGGGGTAGTTGCGCTCGGTCTTCGAGTCCTTGACCTTGCCGCCGTCGAAGCTCGACGTGCGCCCGGTCTCCTTGATGGCGTCGTAGCTCGGGTAGACGACCGGCCCGCTGCGCAGCACGGGGATCATCTGGTTCTTGATCTTGCCGAGCGCCTCGCGCTCGTGGTACTGCTCCATGACCGGGCACTTCACGGCGAGGTACTCCTGCACCTCGGCGTCGCACTTGATCTGCGGCTCGCCGCTCTCACCACCATCGGTCATCGGCGGGATCTCGCCGAGCGACTTGTAGAGAGCTTCGAGGTGGGCCTGGAGCTTCTTCGTGTTCTTCGTGCCGTCCTTGCCCTTGGCCTTCTTCATCTTCACGCCGTTCTCGACGAGGAACTCGCCAAGCTCGCTCCAGTCGTCGGACTGCTCATCCCACTCCTGGTAGAAGTCCGTGCCGAACTCGGTGAGGATCAGGTCGAGCGCCTTGTCCATGTCCTTCGCGTACGGCTGACCGTAGCGACCGGGGCCGCGCAAGATGCCGGACTCTTCGAGCAAGTCCTTGGTGGCGTCCATGACGACCTGCACCTTGTCCGCCATCTCCTCGGTGGCCTCGGGGTCAGTCTCCATGCCCCACGCGCTCATCATGTAGAGCACGAAGTCCTTGACGATCTGGAACTCTTCGGTCTCGGTCGAGGCGAAGTCGAACTGGTCCAGCCGTGACTCCTGCGCGAAGTAGATGTCCGCCGTGTGCTCGCCGTCTCCCCTGGCGTAGCCCATCGCGTCGTCGGGATAGTCTGCCGCGAGCCAGCCGTCGAGCGTGCCGTAGTTCGCACGCCAGCTCTCTTCGATGTCGCCCTTCTCCGCGCTCAGGTCGAGCCCGAGGTAGGTTCCGGCCATGGCCTCCATCGAGTAGGAGATGCGCTTGTTCGAGCCGTCCGGCAGCGTGAGGTTGTCGAGCCGCCCGGTGGTCGAGAGGTTCAGCAGC